AGATCTTTTTGAATCATTTGTTTAAGTGTATCAATATCCATAATATAAAGTATAGCACGGAGATAAAAAAAGTCAAGAAACTGGTAGTTCTTTATTGTCGTCTTTATGAATTACAGTATAACCAGAATAACCAAATACAACAGTTGCTGTCATGTTTGCTGCATCCGAAGTACTTGCATCTAAAGTTATACCTGTGAGTGATTTTGGCCAACATTGTTTGTAATGAACATCCATTACACGATTTGATTTATTGCTTAACATATTTAATGTTATATCTGTGTAAATTGTCGGTTCTGGTTGTAGGATTTCATCAAACGAACGAGTTGGTACAATCCTTGTCATCCAATCGTAGATTTGAAGCCAATTTTGCAAATCCTCTGTAACTAAAAAAGTAACCGAAAGATCTTCATAATTTATTGTTGTTGCTGGTCTACGAATAGCAGTAAAATAACTTGGTTGTGTAAATTCTGGAATAGAACAGCCTGGGAGATTTATTTGCTGTACGAAATATTCAAGATACGGATAGTTATGCAAAGTCAATTTAAACTTATTGACTTGTGCCAAATCTATGGTATCTGGTTGTCTTAAAAATCCCTGTGGTAATTGAGACATTATTTACTCCTTATACAGTATGTAGATAAAAGAAAAGAGCGGATGTTTAGTCCGCTCTTCCCCTTACCGTTTGATAGGTTTAACTATCAGGAACCACCGTATGCTGCGTCGTTACCGTGGAGGTTAGCGACTTTGAAGAGGCGGTAGTATTGGTTGCGTCTGGGGGTGAGTGATTCACCATCATTTGCAGTTGCAAGGTCTGGAGTACCATCTCCATTGATACCTGTTGTTACGAATGGATTGGATACCATGCCGTAGCGTGTCTTGAAGCCAATCTTTGGTTGGAATGTTGTGGTATCAACTGCGCGTACCATTTGTAGCGGTACATATGGGCAGTAGAACAAACCAGCGTCATAAGGAGATGTACCCTTATAACCAACGCATACGAAGTCAGTGGATGAACCAGAGTATGGATCAACATAAACCTTTACGCGACACCGTGAAGTGCGCCGACGAGTGTGTTTCCTGTGACATCGACATTCATTGATTGGTTGAATGTTGGGGAGAAGTCAAGAACACCACTCATTGAGAGTGCGGAAGCAACATTTGGGGAAACTACGATGAAGTTACCCTTGCCGCGACGAGTCAATCTTGCGATTTCGTTGCATTCTCTTTCGATTTGGAAGGTCAATCCACGGAACTTCTCAGCAGACCAACGACCGTCTGAGTCGAGTTCAAGATCGTAGACACCACCGCCTCCTGCGGAATTGAGTCCTGCACCATTTTGCTTACCAGCAAGATCTACTTGTTGGCAACCGAGTTGAGCAACATCATAGATCTTTCTAACGAGTTCGCGGTTAATTTCGAACATGATTTCGGTAGAAAGAATGTTTGCCAACTCTGTCTCTGCGTCAAGACCGTGTACTGCTTTGAGGTCTTGTGCAAGTTCTGTGGTGTATTCTGCCTTGAGAGCGCGTGACTTAGCAACTACGGATGTCTTTTCGATACTGAAGGACATCTCGCTGAATGCACCTGCTTCTACTTCAGATGTTGGTTTACCGCGACCAGCAGCGAAAATACCATCAGTACTGTTGATATCGTTTGCAAAGATATCGTTCATACCACCAAGTTGGCCTTCGTTACCAGAGTAACCAGAATCTGCTTCTTGGTAGAATGCTTCTGCACCACTTCTACCGTTGTTAGTATCTACTGAACCGTAGCGTGTACGCATTGCAAAGATAAGTCCTGTTGGACCTGTCATTGGTTGAACACCAGCAATGTCGTATGCCATTAGATTTGGCATTGCGCGACGAACGAGTGAGATAAGAACTGGATCGAAAGAGTCGATACCATTAGTTGTACCACTACCTTGTACTACACCGAGTTGAGTACCACCTGTTGTTTGGTAGGTTTCGGTGAGTGCGCGTTGTTGATTCTCAAGAAGAATGGTTGTTACTGTCTTCTTGTATGAATCCTTGATCTCTGGAAGTGCATTGTGTTCAACAATGGGCTTCCACTTGTTTTTTGTGCTTTCTGATAAGAAAATACCTGACATGTTAATCTCCTTTTAAGGTTTTCTTTTATTTATAAACTAATTAATTTTGAACTGTTCTTGACAATACTTGAGAATAAAGATTGACCATTGGGTCGCTTATGGTGTCATCAGAGGTATCTGCTTCTTCATATTCGACTGTGGTTTCTTCTTTAAGATATTTATTATTATTTACTTGTTTCTTTTCATTAATTGAAGAAGAAGCCTTTGTGATGTTCTCAACGATTGTTGAGATCTTATCTGCAAAATCTTCTTCAGATTCAAATTCAAGGTTCTCTGCAAGTTTTGCAACCTTATCAGATTGTACATCTGTGAGGTGCTTGGTTTGCTCCATGAAGATTCCGACTGCTCTCATTGCCTTGTTTTCGTTAACGAGAGTTACATTACGCTTGACTTCTTCGTTGACTCTACCTTCAAGTTCTTCGATGGTAGATGCCATTTCGTCAAAGAGATTTGTCTTGTTTTGTGGAACTTCGATGTATGATTCTACGAAAAGATTCTTGAGTTTACCAATGAATGCTTCTGCAATCTCGGTACGAAGACCGTTTTCGATTGCTAGTTTATTTTCATTCATCCACTCGTCTACAACATAGTTAAGATAAGAATCTACCTTCTCGGTGAGTTCTTGCTTAACATCTTCGACTTCTTGTTCGAATGCTGCTTCGTATTGCTCATGAATTTCTTGAATTACTTCATTTGCTTTTGCAACAACTGCTGCTTCATAGATTGAACCAGCCTTATCGACAAATTCTTCGGAGAGTTCTTCACTACCGAAGATCATTGCGATATCCTTACGAACTTGTTCTTCGCTCATAGCGGAAACGCCGCCACCTGTTGCGAAGGATGGTTTCATTGCGATAGATGCTTGATTTTGTGCTGCGGTTTCTGCATATTCCATAGAACCGAGTTGAACACTACCACCGTGTGCGTCTTGTTCGCCGCCACCGTGTGCGTCCATTACTAAACCACCTTTATTTCCTGAACCAGAAAATTGTGCTGGTTTTGATGCTACAGAAGCTGCTGCATCAGTTGTGCCCTTTGCTGCTTCTTTCTTAGCGGGTGCTGCTTGAGCTGTTTCTTGCTCGTCTTCTTCACCCTCTTCTTCTTCTTTTTCTTCTTCGTTATCGTATTCCTCACTAAGAATTTCTTCTTGTTCTTCCATGAGAGAATCAATAAGTTTCTTTGCTGTTTGAACGGGATCCATATTCATCTCCTTAATTTCTATTTTTATTTAGTAAATTTATAATTTTGAAAGCAATGTCTTGAATGCTTTGAGGTATTGTTCTTCTAGTTTCTTCGATGGTGTATTTTTGATTTTTTTGTGCCAATATGCAACATCTTGCTCTTTAAGAACACCATTATCCCATACCCATTGCTTTCCTTCCATTATACCATTTACGAAAGCATTTGGCGCAGAGGGATCTGCAACAATGTCTACTGCTGCAAGCATAAAGTCCTCTTGAACCATGTTTACACCGTTTACTTCTTTGAGTGATCCCATTCCTCTAGATGAAACTCCAAGTTTAACACCAGAATCAATGAGATTTTCTACGATTTTACCATAAGGTGTGCCAAGAATTTTTGCTTTTCCGATTACATCATTTCCACTTTCTGTCAAATTAGTAATGATGTGAGAAACGCGCTCAAGATTTACAGTTGGTCCTTCTGGATGTCCAAGTTCACCTAATGCTCTATTTTCTTTAATATAAGTTTGGTTATAACGAGCAACTTCGTTGACAAGAATATTTCTTGGGTATATTCTTCCATTTTTGTTTTGACTTTCTGCCTGCATGAAAATACCCTCAATGCAGAGGTTCTTTTTACCATCTACACTTTCGGTTATGACACGCAAGGAATTATCTACTGTTTCTGTTATTAGATACATGTTTTTCCTTTATTCTGATGATTCTTCTGGTTGATCTGGAATTTCATCATATAAAGTTGCAGCCAATTCGATCTTTTTATCTTGCAATTTTTCTTTTATTTTATTATAAAGAGCAGAGTGGATCTCCCCTCTAAACCCTTCATTATCATCGTTGATTAGTTTTTCAATATAATCCATAATAAACTCCTTTTATTTATATTTATACTTAACCGCCACAAAGTTTATCGTTAATTACTACTTCTGGATCTGTATCGCAGTTTCCAGTTGCACATCCATTTCCTTGACAGCATGTATTTTGACAATTTACAAGAGGTGTACTGTCACAGTTTACTGAAGGAATATCGTAATCTACTCCGATTTCATTTCCGCCATTTGGATCGACAGTAGGATCGCAACATGCACAAGGATCTGCTACTTCTGGATCAAGTGCATCATATAATCCTTCATTATTTGGTTTAAAGCATCTTTCATTTTTAATTTTTACGAAAGTTAGTCCTGTTGTGGTTACAGATAATGCATCACAATCTGTTATTGTAATATCTCCCATCCTTGGAATGGAACATTCATTTAAAACATTCAATGTATAACAAGGCAAACCATTTTCTAAGTTTGGTAAACTAAAAGGTCCACCTATTTTATTAACAAAACAAGAATTTAAATCAAAAGGATTTGGACAAATACAATCTATTAGTCGAGTTCCTGCATTACAAGCACCACAATTACTTGTAATGATTACATTTTCCAATAAAGATCCATAATCATAAGTGCCGTTTGTGTTTTCTATAATCTCTAATTGACAGTTTCTTAAATATGCGGGTAAATAATATGTTCTTGAACATGGATCCAACAAAAATTCATTAATATTTGTAAATCCTGTACATGCTTCAAATGAAATTGGATCAAATTCCCAATCCTCTCCATTAAAAACAAAAATCTTAGAACAAGGTCCTATACATTGAGGAGAATACGAATTATATACGGTAGTACAAGTATTTCTTTCAGACGGTGGGGTAAGTCCAGTTCCAGTATTTGTAAATACTGTAGTCGCTTGATTTGAATATAAATCGTTTACCCACCATATTCCACTTACAGAATATTGTCCTATAGAATCACATTCTGTACAGGGGGTATAACCATATATGTCTGGTTTTCCTAAATTACTAGAGGAATTTCCTTCGCATGAGCATTTTGGATTTACGCATTTTGGATAACACGATACTCCACACCCACTCCATGCAGGAATAAATGGTCTTACAACATCCAACCCTATTGGATACGATCCAGTTCTGTCTTCACAACAGAAAAATCTTTCTATAAAAGTAACAGTTGATTGTCTTGCAACTTCAGTTTCTATATAATAACTTCCACTATTTGTATCTGTATTTGTATACTCAATTAAAGTATATTCTGAGCATTTACAATTTTCTAATAGAGATCCTATTGGTGGAATAAATGCAATATTATCAACTACAGTACCATCGGTATTTTCTATAGTAACTGGTGTTCCATAATAGTAATAATCTGGAGTCCCTAACCCATCTGTTTTATCGGATGCAGTTGGAGTCCAATTCCAAAATGTTTGCCAATGATTCGAATAGGAACCATTTAAAAGTCCAATTGTGGTGGGAGGTAATGCTGGTCCTATACCATAAAATCCGCTGTTCCCTGCGGAATTATATCCACCATAATTATAATTAAATGAACCGTTTGTTAAATTTAAAAGATATTGACATGCGACCTTTACATGTGCATTTGAGCAATCTACGCAATTGCTATAAAATGCTATTGGTGTATCTACCCATGCAATTGCACCACATAATCCACTCAAAGCATCAGATGGTTGCTGTGTCCAATTTTTAATTGTTCCACAATATTTTTTACCAGAAGAAGTTTCGAATGCAATAGATCCTATAAGTTCACCGTTAAACCCCGATACTCCTGCCATATTGATATAATATGGATCGTAAGTTGGACTTCTTGATGTAGTATCATAAGGTAAATCAGCAGGCCATTCAAAAAACTGATCAAATGTAGCACATCCAGATTCTTGTCTTGGATATTTTGCTAAACATGATTTTGGATATCCCCCGTAGATAAAGGAATCTTCTGCTGCACAGAAATAATCTGGATTGTCTACTGGACAGCCTGGTGCATCTGTAATAATATTGAATGATGTATCAATAATCGCATCTCCGTCCGCAGGAAGAAGTGCTAAGACGGGAAAACTGGTATCGTTTGCGGGGTAATATC